GCGATTGATACTGCTACATACTTAGTCCACAATTCTTTATTGCTTGGATCAGGTACAATAGTAACACCATACGCAGACGCGTAATAAATTAACTCGGGGCGCCTGGTAATGCAGGCGTCCTTTAAAAGGAGGACAAAACATGGCAGCAGACACAGTATTAAATACAACTGTATTTGACGGAGCAAAAAAACTTATTACTCACTACAATGTGGTTTCGGGTGATGGAGAAGGAAGCACAACTAAAATAGTTGATGTTTCTGGTTTAGCAACAAACAACGGTAAAACTTGTAAAACTGTAAGACTTAACAAAGTCAGTTTTAATGTTTCTGTAACAGCACCAGCTGATGCTTTACGTATGGACTGGGATAATTCAGGAACAAATATAGTATTTCAAACACTAGAAGGTGAAATGGAATATGACTATTCTAGCTTTGGTGGTTTAAAAAATACTGAAGCTACTAACTTTACCGGTGACGTTAATATAACTTTACCAGCTTGCTCTGCAGGAGACACTGGAACAGTGGTTTGTGAATGGATTAAAGTTTACGAATCGTAGGAGTTTAAATGGCTAATACTACTTCGGGAACAGTAA